GTCCGGTGCCCGCAACCAGCGGCATCGCCATTGCTCATGGCAGGTAGACCCTATTATATTGTGCCTAGTTGAGGACCCTGCTCGGGTACGGTCCTCCTCCTTTACCTCTTGGGTTAATAGAGGTGGAGTTCCGCGAGTCTCTATAAAACTCGCCTTCGGTGTCGGGTGCCTACTCTTGTCTAAGGAGGAGACAAACACACCGGGAGGATATCTTCAAGCTCTCAGGGTGTAGAAACCCTGGGCTCCTGATTCATCCGAAAGGTATTAGAGGGGCCCTGGAAGTATTCCGTTGGGCTACCCGGTCTAATTCTCCTTACTGTATCGTAAGTAAGAGGAGTAATCCACTCCACCTTGCGACTCAGTCTCAGTGTCCCTGTTACAGGGAAGGAGAGCAGAGACCCTAGTCACTCAGTTGTACTCAGCAATGAGAGTAACAACGAAGCTTTCGAGCCTCGGCTTCTACTGGAATAAGTCTGCAAATTGCAGGATGGATCAGGGGAGCCGGAGGGAGTCCAGCCCGCCATCACGAAAGTGATGGTTCGGTAAGAATCGCAGAGCCCCAGGAAGCTTCCCTTACGGTGTGCTCCCAGTGCGCTCGCAAGAGCGCATGCCCATTGGGCAAGGGTACGTATCGGACTGGAGTGTTGGAACGCGACAATTGCACTTGTGCAGTTCTCGCCGAAATTCCTCCAAGGAACCCAGCTCGCCGAGGCGGCCGGTCCCCCGGAAGTAATTCCGGAAAGGAACGCGGTCTGTGCACCTCTCTTCATCCAGAAGATAACTTTTGGCTTATGCCTCTAACCTTCTGATGGGTGCTGAGGGGTCGGGTCGGATCCGTCACCACCAGTATATCGACTTTTACAAAATAAACAAAATGAAAATTTTATTTAAATTGTGCAGCTTCAATACGGTTCCTAACTTACTAATGGATGCCCGGTCTCGTGAGAGAGCCGGGTTCTCATCTTCAGCTGTGACGTACCAACGTCCGGACCATCGTCTCTATAAACGAGTCGATTGGACCCAAATCGAAAGCGGTAAATACGCAATCGTAGATCCGTTAGACCCGTCTAACGTTCTGTACCTCTCACCCCGAGAGTACTTGACAGCTCAGAAGACTTGGATATCCAATGACATTGCCGTCGTCGTTCTGGCGACACCTTCCGATCGACCCGTTACACCTTCCGAACAATCTGAGTCCAAATCTTCCCCCAGAGACCGTAGAACAGTCCCTGGAATGGAAAATGAGGGTCAGAAAGCTGCTCGAGGACGTCTATTCGGTATGTTCGTAAGCCCTTTAAAAAGGTTTATTAACTACTGGTTAGAGTCCAAGAGAGGGCCCGATATAACTGGTTGTGTTCAGAAACTGCCCCAGCCCGTGGTCGAGGTCAATGGTGGTAACATCAGAGATCTAATCCTAGAGTGGGGACAACTTCTTCACTTTAGGCTCTTTGGCCTGGCAACTGGACGAGGACATCGGTCAGGTTTATTAGCCTTTGCGAGTCACGCCCATGCCATACTCGTGACACAGGGAGCGCTTACCTTGACGAAGCGGATGAAGCTTTACGCTTTATGCTTAAAGGCATATCTTGCGGGTAAACCCTACAAGACAACCGAGTCGCTGGGGATAAGAATTCGTCTGTGCCACGGGTTACCGAAAGCTTTACCTCCAGTGGTGAGAAGTGCATTGCGGTCCCGTTCAAGCGTCTTATACAGACTTTGGATTTCCATATTGTTCGCGTATAAGGCTTTTGTGTGTGGAAACACTAAGCCCGATATTGCTGCAATAGTCAAGAGTCCGCCCGATTACAACCCGGGTATGCTCGAGGCCTTTGGGAAATTCCAAAGTAAGTTTAAGGACTTGTTTAAACCCATTTTGTCCAAAGGAGACGAACCGGATTTCTCCGATCCGGCCCTTCATTGGCCAGCATCGTCTGGTCCCAATGTACGGCCCTCACCTAGGGGAATCCTCACGGATCTCTTGGCGTGGGTGGTCTACACTGGGCAACACTTTGGGTGGGGACTGCAATGGCGCCGTAATTCGACAATCAAAGCATATCTTTGCGATATACTTTGCCGATTCGAGTTCCTAGTTTCCCAAACTAGCGGACTCGAGCTGACAACGTCACGTCGAGGGATACCTCTCACGAGATTCCTCGAGGATTTTGTTTTCATACGTGATAGCAAACTCCATGTGGCGTTGCGGCACTCGGTTCAGGACCTCAAAAAGGCCCTGGGATTGTCGGGGTATTGCGTGCACAAGTTGGAGGGGCCTGTCGTCTACGTTGGCCCCGAAGGAGAGGAAACTCTCCTCCGGACATTCCAAGGAGATGACATCCCCGACAGCTTAATGCGCCACTTGGAACCCAACAAGAATCGTCCCGCAGATGTGCTGACCGACCTTTCGGCAGAGAACAACTTATGTCTTTCTCGGATCTGTTTCCTTCGGGAACCAGCCGGAAAAGTTCGTAATGTTGCAATCTTCGATTGGTGGAGTCAGCAGCTTCTGAAACCTGTTCACGATTGGCTATTCGGCCTCCTCGCCTATCTCCCGTCAGATGCCACCTTCGATCAAGAGGGTGCTCTTAAGGATTTCGGTAAGGAGTGTGGGGAGACTGAGATATTCTCGTACGACTTAACTGCCGCTACAGAGAACATCGGCCAGTCTCTTTACACAATCGTTCTAACAGAGTTTTGGGGGCGGATTAGCGCACGCTCTTGGATGGATCTGATGGTTACACGTTGGTTCCAATTGACTCCTATGGAGAGTCTGCGAAAGCAAGATCAGCCTAAGGGGCCAATTAAGTACCGAAGAGGTCAGCCGATGGGTGCACTGAGCTCTTGGGCCTCCATGGCCCTTGTGCATCACTCGCTTGTCCAATTCGCCGCTTACAGGGTCTCTCTATTTCCATTTTGGAAGTACAGAGTCCTGGGGGACGATGTTGTAATCGCAGGCCGCCGAGTCTCTGAGTCTTACTTAGAGGTGTGCCATGCCCTAGGTATCCCGATCTCGTTACCTAAGTCGTTGGAGTCGGAGAAGGGGTTCTTCGACTTTGCTTCTCAGATAATGGGACCGGATGCTAACTATTCTCCGATATCTCTTCGGGAAGAATTAGCATCGCAACGACCTGCGCGTAGAATCGAATTCGGTCTACGTCAGG